TATACAATATATACCGATTAATTTCAAACATTATTCATTGCCTAAAAAGAAATTAAGTTTTTGTGTTTCTATGTCTGTACCTTCATATAACTTATCTCTTGCTTGTTTTCTTTTGGTTGATAAAACTGCATTAAGTATGTCAAACTTTTGGCTTGGGTCTTTAAGTTCTACATAGGAACGACCAATCGAACCTTCTCCGTTTATAATATTTTCTAATGTTGGTATTAATGATTGATTATAGTTATATCCATCATCTCCAAATACTCTACCTCTGTTATCAATAGAATTAACATTTTTAATATAAGTATTATATAACGGAGCGGACAATTCAACTCGTTCTTTACCCGCCATAAAAATAAATGGATGATTTGAAAAAACTCTACCTGATGTATTGGCAATATCTATTAATTCTTTTTCAAGTTGTGTTTCTTCTCTACTTGTAGTTATTTTAAAAGGATTAAAGTATTCATCAAAACGACCCTCAGTTTGTGTCAATTCTTCTCCCCAAAAATTTAACTGTGGTAATAAATCATCACTAAATCTAGGGTTACGAGATTTTGCTTGTTGTAAAGCAGTATAGAATCCTCGCATATAAGATGGTAATTGTCTTATTTCTTCAAGATCTTCTAAACGATATACTTGACTCTTTCGAGGATCTTGTACTCTTTCAAGCGTTGCGGTGTAAGATGAACTACTTGGGGGTATAGGTAAATAAGCATCCTCTGTATATTTAGCTAGATAATCTTGCATTGGTCCTGTAATAGGACCGACAGTTCGTCCAACTGTGGTTGCAACATTTCCAACTTTTTGACCTAAAAACTTTGATATGGTTTCTACACTTCTTAACGGATCGCTTTTGATATCTCCAAATGCCTTGGTAAGATCAGACACCCCTTGTAAAAAAGGTAATTGTCCAGCATAAGAAGTAATACTGACAGTTAAAGCGTTTAGAACACCTTGAATTAAATCTGGGTTTTTTTCATTTTGAATATAATAAGCTGCATCAGCAGACATCGCTAATATTCCCGATATTGGATCAAACCTTGAATAACTTGTCCATTGATAACTGCCATCTTCTTGACGAACACCTATACTGTATTGCGGTATTCCAGCACCTTGATAATATTTTCTAGCTCCTCTTGCACTAGGACCAGCACCCGTTATACGAACATCATCGCCAAACCATCCTAAAGCATAACCCATAAATGTAGCTGCAATGCCATTGCCCACAACTAATTTACCAACTAACTGATCAAATTCTCTACCACTTGCATTTTTTAATTGTTGATAAAATTTAAAATTAAAAGCATTTAATGTTGAACCAAGAGCTTCTTTCACAACATTGGTTGGCGTTCTTACAAAAGGGATTATGTATCGCATCAATGGACTAATTTCCATTAATTTTCGCACACCCTTTTCTGGTAAACTGTTTCCCAATTCTTGTTGGAACGTCATTTTTTTTGCTGATTGTTTTGCACCTTCAATAGTTGCTTCTGTTGGATTGTCCATTCTATCTGTAAATGTATCTATAAAAGATCTCATCGCTTCTTCACTTGTTCCATTTTCAGCGTTCCTTGTAATCTGATAATTAGTCATCGCTTCTTTATATGCTTCTTTATAAATAAATCTTTGTCTTGAAACTACTTTAAAATACTCATCTCCTGTTGCTAATAATCTGCCTGGTATTCCGTTGATCGCACCGATTGTACTAAAAAAAGCTCCCCCAGGATCTTCTCTCATTTGTTTTGCAATAGCTAGAGGATTTCGCTCTTTTCCTATAGCTCTTAATTCTTCTAGTTCTGTTTTAGTTAAAAGATCTGGAGCTTCACCTTTTATAAAAGTTTTGCTCATTAAGGTAAGAGCATCTTTTTGAGCCATGATGCTGCCAAAAAATTCTGCTGCTGCTTCTCCTACAAACACTCGATCATATTCATCAAACTCTTGACCAAGTAATTTTTTTGCTGAGGTTCTGATCGTTCCTACAGTACCCGCCACGCCTGTATCAAATAATGTTTTAAATTGAAATGCAGCATTAGAAGCAGTATTGACCATTTGTGTTACAGGAGAAGATAGCAAAGCATTAATATATATTTCCTGAACGACTTTATTTGTTTTTGCCAACCATCCTTCTTTAGCAAGAAACTGACTACGATCATTTATAGGCAAAGCAAGATATGACTTAGCAGCTCTTTTAATTACAGGAATAGATGCTCCCTCTGAGGGTGTTTCGGTAGATATAATTCTTTCTACTGTGTTACCTCCTAATGGATCTCGTAAGGTACGACCAGCTTCTGATTTTTGAGCTAAGATTTGTAATCCTATATTTTTATTTATGGAAGAACGATACCCAATTTCATCATTTAATTTATTTATTTCTGCATCGGATAAATTTTCATCTCGTATTTTTTTGTAATTTTTTTCTATTGTTCTTAAATTTTTATGTACTACTAACATTCCAGCAAACAAATCCTCTGCTTTCGTTACCTCTCCTGGTTCTATCAAAAGTAATTTTTTAATAATATTTCTTTCACCAAGTTGTTCTGCATAGGCAATCATATCAGCTGTTGATACCTTACCTCGTTTTAAATAATTAAATAAACTTTTGTTTTTATTCTTTATTATATCTAGTATTTGTTTTGACGAAACTGCTGAAGTAGGTATCTCTATGTTATCTAAGGATTCTAATATCTCTCTTCCATCAATAGTTGTGGCATTAGCAAACACTCTGTTAAAAGCATCTGACATTTCTTGAGCTTCTGCGCGACTTGTTTTTTGTATAATTACTTTACCATCTTGTTGAACAATATCTTTATCATCTGGAATATCTTTTCCATAAACTCTTTTTTCAGATTCTTCCCCAAGCTCAATTAATCGTTTAATTATTTTAACCATTACTCGTTCTCCTGACCAACAACAAGTGGTGTTGCACTAAACATCGCCATTCCTTTTTTAACTTTTTCTTTTAGCTGTGGTGTTAGTTCTATACTAAATCTTTCTTTAAAGTCTGATCCAGCTAAGAACTCATCTGCTGTTACATCATTAAATGGAATAGCAATTCGTTGTTTCTGTATAGCATTTTTATCTAACTTCTTAACAATCTTCTCTGCATTCTTTGGAACAATCTCATCATAGAATTTAGCCACACCTTCATCTTTCCATCTATCCATTTGTGCTTTGCCTGATGTTATAGATACAAAATCATATCCTTCATCAACTGCTCTAGATAATATTCTTTTTAAAGTTAGTTGTGTCCATTTATCGGTGTCTGTTATGAATGGTGCTTTTGATATACCGCTAAATTGGTTTTTTCTATTTTTTAATATTTGTTCTACCAATACATTTTGTTCTGTTTGCGGTAATGTAATCCTAAGGAATCCATCTTTATTTTCTCTTTTGGGTAAATATCTTTTATCACCATCAAAAACCAAAGAACCTTTTCTTAACATTTTTAGAAACTCAAATTTTTCTATAACAGGATCTTTTGGTTCTAGCTCCTTATTGATATTATTTATAAACTCATTATAAGGAATTAGTTTTTCATCTGATTTCAAACTATATTTAACATTTTCATCTAATATTAAATTATTTTCTTTGAATAAATTTTGTATTCTTTTAGGCACAAATACATTTTTGTATGAATCTTCTAATTTATTAATCAAATTTTGTTCTGCTGTTTTTAATTGTGCTAATTCTTCTTCAGAAGGTTTCAAACCTCGTTGTCTAGCTTGTTGACCCCAATCCGATTGAATCTCCTCTATATAAAATACTTTTTTATCATTAAATGTTATTCTATCTTTTGTTCTAAAATGAGCAATGACATTCCCTTTTCCTGGTATATTAAAATGATCTTCATCAAATTGCACTTTAGGATTATCATATCTAACTAAAAACTCTCGGTAATTATCTCCGCCTGATTCTGTGAATTCTCTAAAGAATGGTGTATTTTTTGGTGAGTCAATAAGACCTTCCTCTACCATAATTTGTTCAGTTTGAATTAAAGCTTCGTCAAACGATCCTATATTTTGCCTACCCCTTCCGAAGTTTCTCTGTAAATAATTTTTACCTTCTTTCATATCTGCTTCTGATCTAAATATCTCATATCCTTGGTCATTATTTCCTGTAATAATATATTTGGTTTCAGGATCAACAAATGTATAAACAGTAGTTCCTTTTTCATCAACTGTGTAATCGTCTTTTTGACCTCCTACAAACCTTCCTTTTAGACTTTGAAAATTGTCCCCCATTCGTCCAGGTTTTGTTTTATCACCTTTTAACTCAACTTCATCTAACTCTATTCTATTTGCATTAATCTGATCCTGTAGTTCTTGTTTAGTAATCTTGCCTTTATTAAGAACATCATCAAGTCCAAGCCATTGTATCTCATCTGGTTTTACTCCAGCTTTTAGTAATTGTTGGCGATACTGTTGCCCTGTACCTTTGTTTTGTTTTAACTGATTGGTTACTTCTTCTGCTTTAGAGTAAAAGTTAAGACGATCTACTTTTGGTTTAAGATTTATAACCTCGCCTTTATTAGGAGCTAGTTTAGATAAACTTTTATTAACCATGTTACCCATCTCACCCACACCCATACTCGACATAGTCATTGAACCTTGATTCTCATCTACTCTTTTTTGTGCAGCTTCTCCGACTTCTTCTGATGTTTCTCTTATACTCTTGGCAACTGCGGGAGCTTTCTTGGCTGCTTCTCTACCAACATTACCAACACCCAAAAACTCTCCGCCAACAAACCCAGCTTTAAAATCTTCTTTCTTTTGATCTGATATATTTAGATCATCAACAAAGTTATCGAATAGACCTTTATAAAACTGTGATCCATAATTTTCTTTTGATAATGTTTCAAAGGTATTTGCAAATGTTTCAAGTTTTTTACCATCTTCTGCACCAACAGATTTACCAATACTTACAAACAAACTAGCAAGATCAGTAGGAAGTCCTAATGTTGCTCCAACAGCACCAGCACCAATACTTGCAGTTGTTCCCGCCACTCGTTCTAAACCCTCTCCGATACCCTCTAATAATGTAGGTTCAGGATCTTTAACCATTACTTTCATAACTCCATCTGTAATGTTAAACTCATAGTCAATACCCTGATCATCAAATTCTTTTTTTTTGTATATTTCTTCAAACACATCCATGATTATTGACTTTCTAATTCCTGAATTCTTTTTAATTCTTTTAATAAACTCTCAACTCTTGCGGGAGGTTGAAAAAAAGATTCATTGTATTTTCGTCCAGCTTCTGTTCTATTTTCATTCAAATATGTTAAAAATTGTATTGATTCTTCAAGGGTCAGTAATTGTTTTGCTTTAAGATCTTTACCACCAAATCTCATAAGTGAAGCATCGTTTATTTTTTTATCCTTGTTTTTCAACAATTTATCATCGACTTCTTTATTTATTTTAATAATTAAATCTTGCTCTTGTCTTTCAAACTCTGCTCGAATATCGAAAGTTTTATTTTGAGCTTTCGCTTCAATATACTTTTCAAAAACATCTGCTTTTATCTCTAATGCTATTTGTCTATCTTTTCTTTCTTGATCAGATAAATCTCTTAAATCTGCATCTAATTTATATTTACCTACAAACAAGGCAGATCTGTTTTTAAATTCAGTATCTATGTTTGAGTTGACTTGTTTGACTAAAGTTTTAAAAGTTGCATACAAAATGTTTTCTCTATTCTTAACAAGTTCTTCCATAGTCAAAGATCCATTTTCGCCCTTAGTTATTAAATTACTTTGTATCTCTCTTTGTTCTTGACTTAGAACTGTTGGATGAGGAACTGGACCTCTTTTATCTAATACGTTTTGTAATGAATTTTGTTTTGTTAAAGGTAATTTTGAAAACGCTTCTCTTGCAGTTGTATAATCTTCATTTGCCATTGCTTGTGTAAATATATCTTCATTTAGTTTGTTTTCATTTTCTTTTTGGTCAGCCATATCTTTAGTTGCTTGATTTTGTAATTGATCTTGATTCATCAAGTATTTAATAAAATCTTGTTGTTCATCTGGTTTTAGAAAATTGTAGATATTGTTTATTTTATTATTATTTGTTTTTTGTCTGCTTAACAGTTCTATTGCATCATTACTTGCTTTTTCATCTCTTAATGCTTCTTCTCCACCCGCTCTGAATAAAGTTTGTACAAATTCTTTTCTATATTGTTTTAAATCGCTATCTAGAACTGCACTACTAATATCACTAACGAAAGCTGCATCTCTTAATGTTTTTTGTTTTTTTAAAAATATATCTTGTATTGTTCCACCATTATCAATGTAGCTATCAATTTCCTGTGGCAAACTTTCTAAAGAAGATGTAAAGGCAGATGTATATTTTCTTTTTCTATTTTCTAATTCTTGTTTTGCTATATCTTTATAATACTCTTTTAAATATCCACTAGCTGACACAGAAAGCGTTGATTTTATTTTGTTAGATATTTCTGGAAAATCTTTAGTTACATTTGTAAAACCTAAAATAGTTGCATCTAATTGTTCCGCATATTCACCTGGATCAATCTTACTTGCTTTTGCATTTATTTCTAAAGCAGTAAATGTTCTTGCAGCTTCTGTTTCAACATCTAATATTAATCCTTCTAATGCCTTACTTCGAGCAGCTTTACCTTTTGTTCCGTATCCATATTTTTTGAGAACATCCTCGCCAGATTGTTGAGCGTCAGCTAATTGTTCTAAAGTTATTGGGTTGGCAGCTCCGTACGCTTCACCTTCTTCTACAACCTTCTCAGCCATTTGATCGTAAAAAAAACCAGACATAGTATTGAGTAACTGTGTGATTTGACTCTGACCTACTGCTTCTTGTTCTAATAAACCTACCTCGGTTGCAGCACTTGGTCTGTAATTCGAACTTAATATTGATCTATTTAATCGTATTCTTTCAGCCATCTATCCTCCAAATGCTAGTCCTACTCTACCGCCAGATGGTAGGGGAACATTTCTTGTTCCAGCAGCACTTACTCCCTGTAATGAATTAGCTGAATATCCAAATCCTCCACCAAGATTCATCCCACTAAAAGCACCAGATAAGCCAACTTGAGCAACTGACATAACTAAATTACCGAGTGCAGCAGTTTGAGCTTGTCTTGCTGCCATACGACCTTTGTATTCTAAATTCCTTGCTTGACGTTCTGATTGTTCAATAGCTAAGAAAGCGTCTTGATCTAATATACCAACATCTAATGCTGCTGGTCGTAAGACTTGTTGTTCAGAGAACACCGCTGCCGATCCTATCTCTGGCAATACACCACTAGAATATCCTCTGGCAATGTTTGATGCTAATGCTCTTTTTGTTCGTCTTAGTATTTCATTAGCTGATTCTTGAGCTTTTACTGCTTCAACTCGTCCTTTGAGTCGTTCATTACGAGCTTGAGCTTCTGCAATTTGTTGTTGTATTCTTCCTTCAGCAACAGAAGATCGATACTGCAAAGCAGAACCAATTAAGCCAATACCCGCACTAATTACAGAACCAAAACTCATTGACTACCACTCACGCTATACTCTAAACTTAACAATGTAAAAAATAATGGTTTCGTTTGAGTTATTGATATTTGAGCTTCCTCGTCATAACCTAATAACGGAGTTACTCGTTTTCGTCCTGTAAATGATGTTTCAGAAGAATCAAGAGTGTAGGGGAACTGTTTAAGACTTACCTCGTTTCCATTGATAGCAATATTCTGTGTTTGATTTAAAACAGGAGATACCGCTACTATTCTTTTTTTTCTTCCGACCATTGTACCCGAAGCAAGTCTGGGTTCTGCTGGTAATGTTTTCGCTAAGACATCATGATGCAAACCTATTTCAACATAGGTTGTTGGAACTTGATCGATTGTTATTTGTCCTGACGAAACAGTTTTTTCACCCAAGAAAATATCATCTCGAACACATTCCACAGTTTTTCCCTCCAAGTGAGTAAGACCTGAAACTGTCGTTGAGGTAGGCTTATTGCCGTCAGAACTCCCATCAAAAAGCTGAAAAGAAGCGTCAGTAGTTCTATCATCGTCTAACCTTTCTATATAATGTTTTGTACTACTATTGATCGTTCTCTTAACAATCACATAGATATCATCAATATCAACCGCACAATCTTCGTATGTACCATCGGTTATAAACTCACTTGGAGCTACAACTTTTTGTGATCGGTGTATCGAATACGCTGCCATCGTTCCGTCAGTACCATTGACGATCATAAGTAAATCACCATCATCCGTGGACGTTGCTCTTCTAAATGCAATCTTGACAGGACTTTTTAGTAAATGACTTGATAACAACGATATATTGTTTGATTGATACGATAATTCTGCATCGCTAAATAAAAACTCTCGTAATGCTTTTCCTGATCGTTGTAAGAAAATAGTACCACCTTCAACCGATACAGGCATAATATTAGGTTTTGATCCAGACGAGGTTGCCGCTTTGATTGTTAGATTACCAGGCGTAATAGGTTGACCTTCGCTTTGTTGGACAAAAAATTCATTGCCTGTACTGAAAATTTGCAAATCACGTCCAGAGCGAATTCCAGTGATAGCATTAACAGAATCAGAAGAAAGTATAGCGAATATAGCGTCATCGTCCAAACCTTCAGCTTCTAAGAAATTAAAGAAGTCAGATACCTTTGATCCGAATAAAGCGTTAGGTAAACTCTTTGATCCACCAAAATACAATCGTCCTTCATGAAATACCCCTGTTTTTGGAAACCCTCTAGTCGATGAGAATACATCTTCGTATCCCGCTTCGAGTTCCCAATTGGTAGCTGTGATTGCAGAAGTATTAAAAAACGGAATCTCTACATTTACTTTTATAGATGTGGCTGATACAAACTCTACAATTCTTGCGCGACCAAATCCATTTTTGACATTAATATATTGATTAACATTATCACTAGCAAAAATACTAGCCGATGCCGATATAGTGGCAGTACCATCAATAGACGAGGGTGTTATATTCCCTGAAGGTTCAGATACAGATTTTGTAAACGCAAACTTTGGCGAAGTGATTGATATTGTACTAGCTGTCCATGTGGTGTTGTTTGCTCCTCGAACAATTGATAGGGGAGCTAGATCTTCATGCATAAGAATCAACGTGTCCGCAGATTGTGTAAAGGTTATGGCATCGAATGATATATCGCCTAACGATACAGTTAAATAATTGTTACCACTTGAGTTTATATTGGTCTGCAATACGCCTTGTCTAAATACAAACATCTTGGCGTTGTTAGTTGAACTCGTAGATAATTTAACAAAGACTAACATAAACGAATCGACACTTGAAAACTCAAATGGAATCAAACGAAGTCCTTGTTGAGCAGTAAACGATCCTCCTAAATCAGAAGATACATCTAGTAAAAATTGTTGTCCTGGTCGTCTTTCTATTGCACCTTGCGGAATACATACCACATTGGTTGCTTTCTCTAAACCCGCTTGATATTGCGTAATGTCGACTCGACCTTTAACAAGTGGATCAAACTCGCCCATAGTAAATGAAGATTGGTACTGAACAATTCTGCTCATGCTCCTCTCACTTCAGTTAACAGATATTGTGCAATAACAGGAGGAGTTTCACCCGCACCATCTAAATTGATAGCGGTTCTAAAATATCCACCTCTGTTGTTATCGGCTGCTCCGCCTAATGCAATCTGTTTATAGTATGCTCCTTTTTCTGTCTGATCTGTAATTGTTTCTGCTAGATTCCACGCCAACATATAAACAAGTAATTGAGTAAAATATACAGGAAGTTTACCTTCTACTATATCCTGTTGGTAATCTACAAAGATCTGTGTGTTATCGGTTAATAATGTTTCACCTTGTATTTGATAATCTTTAATTGTGGCAGCTCCTCGATCACTAGAATTATAAACTGATCTGGGAACACTATTGATCATATCAGATGGTAATTTGTACTGATGTAAAAAATGTGCAGTAGGAGCAGTAGATAATCTAGAGAGTTCTGCTTTTTTAAGAGTGAATGTCCAAGGATACATTCCAAGGGTTGTTGTTTTTACTTTAGGATAGATAATATCTAAAGCATTGCCGATCGCTGTACCATTCGAAAAACTAGCAATCGTATCAGCACCGAGAAGAAGTAATGCTTGATTTGCTATGCTTACCTGATTATCTCCCGTTGCCATAATAATTCCTTAAATAAAAGTGGAGAGCCGAAGCTCCCCACAGTTTATAATTTAGTCAGAGTCAGCTACACTAAGTGCTGTTCCATCACTCACATCAACCACTCCAGCAGCCGTTACACTTAATACAACGACTAGAGATGCAGTTGGTGTGTTTGAATCATGAACATAAATTAGATCACCGACTTTTACTTCATCAGATACTGAATTAAAGTATCCTTCAGTATTCATTGTGGCTAGACTATCAGTAGTGGTGTAACTCCAAATTTGTGGAGCAGACCCTCTTTTACTCATGCCACCAATAGGATTCCATCCCGCTCTTGCGAATGCCATAATTTACCTCCTATGATTCTCTACAAGTTACTTTTATCAAACCTTCAGTATCGATCACAACTGCACCAGCAGAATACATCGCACTTACTAAGAACGAAGTTTTCTCAGGCACATAGTTGACCTCGACTTTTGGTGCGACACTTACGCCACATCCAATCGCTGATCTGTGATAAAAGAATGTGTTTCTATCTGAACTTCCATCAATGGCAAGTCCTCCCTCGCTGCGATCACCGACAACATGAAATTGAAATCCCATCATGGTATCAATCTCACCTTGTACTAATGCACGGATGTTTTGGAAATCACCAGAGATTGCTCTCTCATCTCCTAATAGTCCAGCAATACTGTTCGCATGAACAACTGCATGACGATCTGTTGGTGGAACATTAGCAGCGTCCATAGCTTTTTTAGCTGCGATGATTTTACCAATATTAAGATCTGAAGCTGCTGCTGATCCCGAAGTTACTACTGTGTTAGCAATAGTTGATCCTGGTGAAGCTGCTTCCATCACATCGATGATAATTTGATCTTCTCTTCTAGCAATCGCTTTACCCACTACTTGGGCAAGTTCCTGTCTTTCATCGAAGTTCACTTTACTCTGATCGAAAATATCACTGTATTCCGCTGCGATAAAGTCGCTCATTGTAGCGGTTACTGTGCTGAAATCTGTGTTCAATGGCACAACATCTGTTTGTGGAGTTCTAATCTGTGATACGCCTTTTCCAATTTTAGGAAACTTGACAGTAGAACCTTGAACATTTGTTCTCATTCTAACACTATTATTCAATACAGATTCGCCTTGATATGCTTGTTTTACCTCTGCTTCAAACAGGGTAATAAAAGCTGTTGATAATCCTGTACTCATAATTGTACTCCTGTTAAATAGTTATAATTGTTTACTAATCGCTTCGGTTATTGGAAAAAGATCCAGCCAAACATATAAGGTATTGCCCTACACAATCTCATTTCTGAGAAGCCAAACCAGCCAAAAAAGGTTATTGGTTAATTATTTATAAAACATCTTGACACGCTTTTCAAGAAAAAAAGAAACATCTAGCGTTTATCTAGATAGCTTACCTGACTTCTCAAGTTCGATCATATCTTTTTCTACTTGTTTTCTAAATGCTTCATCGGTTGCATATTTAGGATCTGCGACTCTCGATAACACTTCATCTACATCTAAACCATCGACTTGCATTGTCATTGTTGGTATTTCTTTTTCGCCTGTCATACCTCTAAAGATATTTAGAATACGAATACCTTGAGCAGTACCACCCATGATTTTAAATTCTTCAAAGTCATCTTTGTTTAGAATACCTTGACTCACTAGCTTTCGACCCCAATTCACCATGCTTTGTATTTTTTCGTTTGCATTTTCACCGAGCTTGGCGAGTTCTTCTTTCTCATTGATTTCTTGTTCTTGTATGCTTTCTCCTCTGATCTCTGCTATCTTACTCACTAATTCATCAAACGATTCTTGCGAGATATTATTTGCTTTCGCCCACCCTGATGCAAACTCAACTTCTGGATCAGATTGATCAATACCTTTTTCTTCTAGAGTTTTTAAATCGTAGGACTCTGGTGCTTTACTATTTTTTTTATGAAATGCTTTTTCAAGTTCTGTATAACCTTTTGCAATACCCTCTACATCTGGTCCGTCTTTTTTATCCCAGAACTTTTCTGGAAAATAATCGGGTCTTTCAAATTCAACATTCTCTAAATCTTCTCCTTCGACAACTTGATCTGCTGACTTCGTTGCCATACCTTCATCTTGTGTTGTTTCTTCTTTTTCGAGTGTGGCATTCGACATTAATCCTTCTGCTGGTTGTTCTGTTATTTCTTCTGTTTTTACTTCTTCTTGGTTTTGGACTTCATCCATTTCTAGCTCTCCTTAATTTTAAAATAATTTCTCTGACTACAGAGTTTTGACCATCTCTAAAATAGCCAAATGAGTTATCATATCCTGGTGTCCATGTCGGTACATCAAGATAGGTTTTTTGTAAGTGGTCGAGTAACTTTTGACCTTGTTCGGTGGAAAATACTTGTTGATATAATTTATCGAGTTCGGTGGGTTCAATCCTCGCATTAGGATTAGGCATTGCATCTAATCCCTCCCAACCAGGACTATTGATCGTTTGTTGCTGCTTGTTGTTGGGTTTCATTCATCATACCTTGTTGCATCTGTTGTTGAGCTAGAGCTTGAGCTTGTTCCGCCATGACTTGTTGCATTTGTTGTCGTTCTTCAAACGTAGTACGGATCGAAGCTGGAACTGCCATTGCATCTGCAATAAAGTCCGCAACCTCTTCAATCTTAAATGTCATTTGTCCTGTAGGACCTAGACTTGATGCGATCTGAATATACTGCATAATCTGATTTACTTTTGTCATATTACTTGCCATAGCTATTTCTCCTACGGGTTGAATCTTAACTTGCAATCCATTGACCTTGAGTGGTAGTTGGATAATACCGAGTGCATCCATAACCTCTAAAGTTCTTTTAACAACAGGATACATTGTTTCATTTATCAAGCGTCCGTATGCAGAACCTAAGTTCTGTGATAATTGTTTCATTCGTTCCGCTACTTCTAACGCTGTTCGAGCTGACATATTGTCTGGTGGTAATGATTCATCAAGTAAAATTTTCTTTATGTTCATACGAAGATCGTTTGTTATAATCTGACTTAACTGTGGATCTCCTGATCTTGGTAAGGGTTGTAAGTCTGCTCCTCTAGGACCTCCGTTAGAATTTACAGGAATGATTGCACCAGGAACAAGATTGATTGAATTAGGATTAATTACACCTGTATCAACCGCAGTATATACACCCGCAATAGTTAGCGAAGCATTTTTAAGTGTCAGCTCTAATACTCGATTCAAAGTTTTTATATCGGGTAGTGCAGTAAGAACAGGACCTCGACCATATCTTTCATTCGCTGCTTTCATATATCTGGCGATAACCCACGGAAATGATTTAAGATCTCTATAGACAAGTTCGTTTTGTCCTCCTCGATCAATAATCTGATAATGATATCTGCCTGTGTTTTTATCGTAGTATGTACCTTCAATCAGCTCCACCATCTCACCTTCTCGGTTGGTGTATTTTTGTTTCATATCTTGTGGAATCTTTATGTCAGGAAACTCTTGATCTAATACACCATACGGACGTTTCATTCTACGATATACTTTATCGACAGTTCCAAATGGTCCTTCTTCAAATGTAATTAAGAATGTTGGTACAGCAGTATAGCGAATAGGCGTTACTTCATCGCCAGGTTGAATCAACATAACCGCAGTTCCAATAGCAAGTTCTAATAAAAATTCTCCCATAGCCTGATCAAAATTAGATTGTCGCATGATATCGAACATACGATCAGCATAACTATCGAGAATTTGTTGGGTTTCTATTTTTCGTTCTTCTGGTATTTCTGATCCTGGGATTAGACGACACCATCTAGCTGCGGGTGGAAATAGTCCTGATTGTAAACGATTGGCAAATTTTTGTGTAGAATCAATCGCAGTAGAATCAAACACTCTCGACATTTTATCCTGACCAGGAACATCGCCATCATAGTACCCGTCATGTAGGTTTCTCATTGGCAGCGAATATCTGTAAGCGTCTTCGTATATGGATCGCCAATTATCCTTATGGGTATTGTTTTTATCGTATTTTGATTTTAGTTGTTTTGGTGTTAATTTATTCATGATGCTCTATTCATTAATGATCGTCTTTTTGATCTTGGGTTTCTAGTTGTTGACCGAGGACTTGATCCTACGAATCTAATTTGGTTTGTTCTAATTTTGTTTTGCACATCTTTTTTATAATTTTCAAACATACGTTTATAACCTGATCCACCATTCCCCGTTAAAAAAACCTCGCCTAACATACCCATTTTTTTAAATGTATTTCTAAATCCTTGATCACTTGATTTTATAAATTTGTCGTATGTCATGTTAATTGTTTTTGTCATTATGCTTTCTTAGTATTTTGATATCGTTCTAATAAATTCTTTCCTTTACTTGCTAACTTTCTAGCTGCTTGAGCATTGGTTGGAGCAGACTCTCCCCAAGCTCTTGCGGCTAATGCAAACCGAGTCGGTTCTCCGTTTGGTTTTTTAAATGGGGGAAGGTCAGACCGCCCGTAAAACCGACTCAAGAATGATCCTTTTCTTCGCATCTTTTCTGGTGTATTGGCTGCACCTTTAACACCTGGTTTTAAATTAGATCCTTCTTTTCGTTTAAAAAATTTTCTTCCCGCTTCGGTTAGTCCTCCTTTTGGATTCTTATGTTTTTTTAGCATACTTCATACGAGATTCATTGACAGACATTTTCATTTTACCGCCTGTCATTTTAGCAAAGTTCTTCGCTTCCATAACGCCTTTAGAGTTGTACGGAAAACTTTTTTTCATCATCTTGTTATTACTTTTGTACATTACTTCGGGCATCTTGATCCTCTCTTTTCTTTGGATTTCTAATATATTTTTTATTCATTATCTTGAACTTCTCGGTCCTAATGTGTTCTGACCTTGATCCTCTTCTGGAGTACGACTAATAAATGCTGTCATTAACCCTTGCGCACCTCTTTTTCTTGATCGTTTACGAGCAGCTATTTCTCTTGATTGTCTTGCTTTTTCTTCTTCTGCTAGTTTTTCTCTACGAGATATTGCATCGAGTTCTGCTTGACTCGGACCTGGTGGTGGTGCTGGTGGTTTTGGTCTTGAGAATATTCCGCCCATGTCTACTCCTTTTTCGTTTTACCAAACAACCGAGCCATTATAAAATAATCCGATTTGTCTGGACCATATTCTTTTAAAATACCTTCCTCCAGAAAGTAACATGCTAATGCCCATTTGTATGCTAGGTAATTATACCTACTCACATTTATCTGTAATCTATGAATATTTAGTTTCTTGGCAGCGTAGTTAAAAAATCTAAGACTTGCTTTGTGAAATTTAAATTTATGTTCGCCTATTTGTAAACATGGAATTAACCATGCTTCGTACACACCTTCCCAGATCGGTAGCAAACCAAAGCAACAGACAATCTTTTTTCCCACCATACCTGAGAATGATAATCCTTGTATTGGATAGGTTTTGATCCGTTCTGAATAATCATGAAAACTTTCAAACAATTTTTTTTCTGCTTCTCGATAATCCATAAATTTTAAATGGGTGTAATGAAACGGAACAAGTTTGGTATGCTCTCCATCGAGTCGCAAGGCGTGATTTAATTCTATGGTTGTAAACATTACGCTAACGGATCAAAGTCGATTTTAGCTACCATTGGTTGTAACTGTCTGGACTTTCCTCTAGTCATAGTTCGATATTCAGAACCGAGTAAACAATACTGAGCTGCATCGCCAATATGCGAATGTTCGTTTTTATTCGGTGTATCTTTGAATCGTTCTTGACCCGCACCGATTGCCACTCGTTTAAAATGATAACCACCCGCTAATGATTTTCTCAAGCGAACACATTTACGATCTATTCTGAATCCTGGTTTACCATCAATCAATCTAGTCATAGGCATGGCGAGTGCTTCTCGTCTTGTTTTGAAATTATTAGTCGCACAGGGTTTGGCAATAATGCCATGTGTTTTTAAATGATCAAACGAAGTATCTTCATTCAAGGTTGATCTCTGACTACCCGCTGGATCGCCAAATACTACAATATCATGTTTAGGAAAAAATCGATTAATATCTTCTTTGAGTAAAATAGCAAAGCGTTCTAATCCCATATCGTAGGTTACAATTTCATGGATGATTCTCCATACACCTTTATGATCTCGTTGAGCAAATACCGCAGCTGGTGTTAAACCAAAGTCTAATCCTATTTGTACAGGCACTCCGTCTAAAATTTCACAATCTTCGGTCATGGTCGAATCATCAAACTCTGGTGTAACAGGGCGACCTTCTTGAACGTAAGTGAACTTGCCCTCTGCATAACAGCGAATCCAATCGAGATTCTTTCCGCCTAGTAATTGTTCGTAATATCCAACGGGAAGATTATTTAAATTTTCTGCTTTCTCATTGGTCTGCCACCATTTACCACCACCAAAAACAAATCCTTGAGCTTCAGGCATTTCTTTGGGAACGTCTTGTGCTTCGAATACGCCTGGCGGTTGTCTAAAAAATTTCCATGCAAACTTTCCTCTCGGTGGTTCTTTCTCCGATAAACGATAAATGTAATGGTCATCATCTGGTGGGTTGGTATCTAAAATAACACCACGCCACGTTGGTCCTCCATCTTCTTTGGATGGGTATCGTCCCACGCGGTGGGTAGTCCCGTCAATAACCGCCTTAGGTAGCTCGCGGCACTCGTTGATCCAAGCACCCGTAATTTCTAGTGATAATAATTTTCTGGTATCTTTGGGTTGATCGAGTGCAAGAAATATAACTTCGCAATCTATACCCGCAGCTCCATCTCTAGAGGGTAATTTGATGTGGTGTGTAATCGGTGGCGAATGATGAACAGGACCATAGATATGTTCTGGAAATAACTCAAGCCACGTTTTCAGCGTGGTGGTTTTTAACATCGGATATGAGTTTCTTACAATAACAAACCGAGAATATTTTATTCCATCTCTAGGACTTGGTTTTTGTTGTATCGCTCTTTTAAAAATTTCAGCACAACATGCATAGGATTTACCTGAACCAACAGGACCGATCAATCCTCTAACAAAACTTTTATCCTGTAAAAATTTCCAGATCGTAGGCGATTTGCTAAAGTCAAGTTTTAATCCTGGTATGTTAGTTGTCATCGTCTGCCTTTTTCGGTAAATAGACCATGACAAAAGAATTACACTTAGGGCAGGACAGATTTGTTTCGATTAAATATTCTGAATCATCTTCACAATCATGATCGCCACCCCAGATTAATTCTGCATTACAATGCCAACACTTCATTTTTTCTCCTCACTTGGTCCTACCATCTTAATATCAATCACCGCTGGTTTATCCGCATCTTGTTCTGCATCCAACAACCCAGCCGACTTCGCTAACATCTGCAAGACTCTCACCTTATCAATCATCTCAATATCCAACGTGCCATCTTGTAAAATACGAATTCTCTTGATCGCACCCAACGCTGACTTTGGTATATCCTTAATGTCCTTAACCTCAGTAATCGTCTTCCCTTCTTCATCCTTATCCCAAGACACAATGTCCGTAATATTCGCAGTACCCAAATTAATCAGCTCTTGAGCTAACGCTTCTCGATTCTGATAAATAACTTCACTACCCTTGATCCTTCGTTTGATCTGACGCACAGAAGCAAAGTTCTTGAGATTAGGAAGAACACGTTTCACCATTTAGTAATCCATATCGCTCGGAAACCTCTGCGGATTTGGCGAAGGTTGTTCATTCGTATTTTCTCTTGGTTTTAGTAACATCGCTCTCGTTACCAACTGTCCTCGATCGTTCATCTCAGGTAAGGGTAGGGAGTTAAATAGCAAATCCCAGCCACCCGTTTTCTCATTTTTAAAAGCAGTACCAATCGTATGCCAAATAGTTTTCCCGTCCTTACCATTGCGAGGACAAGTAATATTCATTTTTTCTTTCATAAAAGCTCCTGGTTAAAAGTTGAAAAATATTTTTGTGGGATACCCCTACTACTATACGCACCCCCACCCCCCACTATACGCACTGCTAGGCAAACACTTTTTTTTTCTAGCGTAGAGTCTGCGTACCTTGGTTCTTTGTATAAATAATTTATAGATGGTCGTCTACCTTTTATAAATATATTCATCTCTTCATTCTCTTTAGTTTCTTTGCGAGGTCTTTAACTATATCCATGGGTGTTCCTTCCTTCTCATCTAACATACTCAGTACCAACGCTAGAGGATAAGTGGGTAGCTTCTGTTTCTTATTCTGAAACTTCAATAACATTCTTTTAATTGTAACCATGAGAACTTTACTTGGTATTTTGTAGGACATGATCTTAGTCATTTGTTCCCAATCTTTTCTATCTGGTTTGAACTGAGATTGATAGATTTCAAAATGTACTTCCTTAAATAACTTCATGAGTTCCATTTCATTTACTTCATTTGACATAGAGCTATATTTATTATTATTAACTGAGTCTAGTTCTATGAGTCTAGGTTTAGTTGTCCTATCAACAACTTTTGAGTTGTCCTTAGAACAACTTGTTTGGTCTTTTTTCATGTGTTTCTCCAAGTGTTTTATTGTTTCATTTTGCTCTATTATTTGTCGATTAGGATCGTTGTTCAGAGCGTTTGATTTTACCTCATTATCGGATGCCAATGGATCATATAATATTCTATAGATAGATGATTTATGTTTGACATTTTGATAGAGTGGTGAACCTTTGCGAAGTCGTTTGATGTATCCCCAATCCATAAGTTTAGTGATTACTCTGGAGATATTACCTTTATTACTCTGGACTTGTCTGGCGATATACTCGTAGGTGGGAAAGCAAACTCCTGTATAATTATCAGCAAGAGAACATAGGACAGATAAGACCAGGTATGTTTGAGGTTGACGACAGATTCGTTTATCGTTCAATGCTCGTCTGGGTACAACTGTAAAAGGTCCTCCTTGATAGATAGACACTACGTCATGCTTTCCGTTACTGAGAATTTTTCTTCTTCTTTTTTCTTCAAAATCTGTTGGTTTATTCATGGCGAGGTTAGACATAATCCGATTCTTTAAGTTCTTTGGTTGCTATTGCTTCGTAGCTTTTGACATGCTCATTGATGAGTTGTTGTAATAATCCGCCATAGCTAAGACAAGCGGGTTCTTTTTTAAGATATTGTTTTTGTATTTGTTTAATGCTTAACTTCTGATCATGCGTACACCAATATAAAAACTCGATCGCTTCGGTAGCTAATAATTGATAGGTTTCACTATTTCTATTCATGATTTCTTTCAGTATCGCAAGGCAGTTCTCCAGAGTAATTATGTATATGTCGCACCTCTTTTGTTGCCTGACGACTCT